GGACGGATTGCGAATCCCTTGCTGGTAACGCTTGCACTGTCTACCACTATACCACGGTCGAATGGTGCGCTTAAAAACATTACATCAAGGCTATATATTTTGGCCTGAATGTTAGTTATACGAACAGTATACCTCCATGAATCGTCAACGGCTCCAAGAGCGTTAGTCACGTAGGTTGTCAACAGGTCTTTGATGCGCACGATTCCAGAGCTATCGGCCTCTGTCCAGCTACCACCTGCGGCCTCGACGGCGTTCGCTTGTGCGTAGGTCCATGGGGCTACTGCACCGGGCTTGATGCCACGCAATTGCAAAGTCTTATAAGGCTGTGCTGGTTCGGATTGGGCCGAAACTGCGCAACTGCCAACGGCGGCGGCGGCGATTTCAGCAGGATGATTAGGCGAACTGTCCACGGATACGGCGGTTGTCCATGGCGAATTTCTGGACTCAAGCCATGTCAAGAAGTTTACGCGTGTGTCATTATAGCCCACTACTCCGACAAACGGACGTTTGATAGCAGGGTCAATTCGTGCGTCTCCCGCTGCTTCTAACAGGTCAAGGCTGGCGTCTTCATTGTATGGGCATACTACCCATGTGTAGAACGTGCCACCGAAGTTGGTTAACGCGGTTGCAATACTGGGGTTGGCTGAACCACCAGACATAGCGGCGATTGACACGGTCAACCCGGTAGGCTCGGCGCTGGAGTCTCCAACTTCGATGTCTTGGCGGATCGTGATCTGATTCGCTGCTAATCCGGCATTACGTGCGGTCAAGGTTACGACGTTGGTCGATACGGTGGCGGTCACAGGTAATGTCAAGATGGCGTTTACGGCGGCGGCAATCGCGGCGGCAATATCGTCTTGTGCGGGATGATATGGAAAAGTTAAGCGAAGAAGTAGCGCAAGTAGAACTTGACAATATTGTAAAGTTTTTTGAAGTAAATCCAGAAGGCGAATCATGGGAAGATAGCAAAGCTCGATTAATGCAAGCGATTATCAAAGGCCGTGTAATTTTAGATGAAGATAATCAATCAATTTTGCTTACTTTAACATCGCCTATCAAGCTTGAAAATAGCCAAGAAATCAAGGAATTGACATTTCATGAACCAACTGCCCGCGACCTGCGAGATATGGATAAGTACAAAGAAAATGAAAAAATGGCAAAGACAATCCATTTGGCATCTAAAATGACCGGCCAGCCGATTGGAATAGTTGAGCGCATGGGGGCAAGAGACTTGCAGACAATGGGGTCTATAGCATCGCTTTTTTTCTAACGAGCATGGCACCAGTTAGCCATATGCTTTGGGCGGTGGCTGGACGGTTCCATTTAGATGGGCACGGCATGAAGATTAGCAAGCTTAGGTTCTGGTACGATGGTCATGTGGCCATGTCGAAAGAGGAAAAAGAGGCGATGGAAAAAAATGGCAAATAAATTTACAATCAGCACCGTTTTTAACGCTATCGACCACATGACCGGCCCTATCCAAAAAATGAACGCCAAAGTAGGCATGCTTGGTGACAAAGTAAATAAAGCCGGGAAACAGTTCAATGAAAAATTTGGAAACCTAAGTAAAATAGCCGGTGGTGCCATGCTTGGCATTGCCGGTGCAGCCGTCGCCGCCGGTGCCGCCGTTTTTAAGCTCGCCACGCACGCACAGAATGCCGCCGATAGTATTTATGACACATCGCAATCCTTGGGAATTAGCACCGATGCCCTGCAGGAATACCGCTACTTAGCCAAGTTATCCGGCATGGAAACAGGCGACATGGACGCCGCACTAACCAAATTGACTGTAAACCTTGGCAAAGGTGGCACAGAGCTTGAAGGTACCTTGTCAATGCTTGGACTCACAGTTGACCAACTGGCAGCCGTAGACGCCGGACAACGCCTTGAAATGATTGCCAACGGCATGAAAAACGTCAAGGACGGCACTACAAAAGCCGCGATAACTACGCAATTATTCGGAAAATCATCGGTAAAAATGGTTAACGCTCTATCTGGCGGGTCAGAAGCTATAAAAGAGTTCCGCGATGAGGCCCAAAAGTCTGGCTATGTTATGGACGAAACAGCCTTAAAAGCCGGTGTAAAGATGGGCGACGCCATGGACAGGTTGCAACTAAAAGTAGAGGGTGCCATGAACTCACTAGGAATAAAATTTGCGCCTGTAATGGAAAAAATGATAGCCAAGTCCGTAGAGTTTATCAGCAAAGTAGGCCCAGGATTAGCCGATATGGCCGGACTAATAGGTGACGTGGTGGCTGATGCTTTTACATCTTTGATGCCAATTATCAACACGGTTTTTGAGATTCTAAAACCAGTATTCAGCGTGGTTAGTAACATTATGTCAGGTCTTGGGCCTGTATTTATTATGATAAGCAAAGCACTTGCAAAAGCGTTGCCGTTAATAATGGCACTTGCCGAAATGATAAGCGAATTACTTATACCGATTTTTGAACTACTTATGCCAATTTTAGAGCCTGTATTTGATGTGCTTGGCCTAATTTTTGACATCTTAACACCGATTATAAAGGTACTTACCGCAATTATAAAAGGCGCAATCTTATGGTTTAAGGGTTTGTCAGGCCCAGCAAAAGCCATCATAGGAATTTTACTGCCATTTATCGGCATACCGATATTATTAAAATCCGCATGGGGGCCGATAAAAGACTTTTTTAGCGGAATATGGACAGGAATTACAACCGGCGCAACGGCACTATGGGACATGCTAACTAAGTTCTGGAATGAACTACCTGCCAATTTAATGGCCGCGTGGGAGTCCGTAGGGTCTTTCTTCACCGGTTTATGGGGTGGCATCGTAGAAACATTCAATAGCGCCGTCCGATGGATTATGGACGCCATACAGCCAGTAATGGACATGATAAACTCCGTCATGTCTGGCTTATCGTATATTGGCATCGGTGGTGGACCAATGTTGGCATCAGCGCCATCCGCGCCACTATCAAGCCAGACAAGCACAATAAACCGCAATACCACAAGTAGCAGCCAGCTTGACGTAAACTTTAGCGGGGCACCATTTGGCACGACAACCAAGCAGACTGGACAAGTACCGGGCATAAATGTCAACATGGGACCAGTGAGGGCACGATGAGCTACAAAGACCGCCTACGTACCTGTACTTTTATATCTAATTCAGGCAAAGAATTTACCTTACAATTTGACGACGTAGGCCGCGATGGTAGCCGCAAAGCCGCTATCCATGAACTACCACAGCAAAACCAGCCTGACATACAAGACCTCGGCCTAAATGGCGAGCGCCTAAGCCTTGAGGTTTACTTAACCGGCCAAAATTACGACCAAGCAGCCGACCTATTATGGGAAGGGTTAAAAGAGCCAGGACCAGGTCAATTAAACCATCCGCGATACGGTAATATCCCGGTTATGACTTTGTCATGGGGATCAAAAGAATCATTCGTAAACGGCGCCGGGCGTGCTAATTTTACAATTGAATTTATACGCTATGCCGACAATGTAGCGTTTCCAATTACGTCAACGCAAATTAGCGAATCAGTGACCGCATCGGCGTTAAACGCCACAGCGAGCGCCAAGCTATCTTTTATAGATAAATTCGCACCAATTAACGCCTCCGACGTTATGGCTTGTAAAAACCAAGTTTTAGCAGCCGTCAATTCAGCCTCCGCAAGCTTTAACCAGCTGGCAAGCGGGATAGATAGTGTTACCAGTCAAATTAAATCGCAAGTATCGAGTATTGAATCCAACATTGACGCGCTTATATCTGCCCCAGGCGATCTATTCGACTCAATTCAAGGTTTATACGACACCGTAGTTGGCTTGCCAGGACGAATCAAGGACAAAGTGACATCCTACGCTGGAGAGGTAAACAGCCTATTAACCAAGCTTGGCATAACGCCACCACCAACAGCTTCACAGGCCGCGCTATCCGTGGCGACATCTGGCATGATTACCATGTCATCGGCCAAGGCAAGCACGATAGGCACCACACTAAGCCGTCAAGAGGCTACCACCAACGCCGACACGATCACCGCGATACGCACCGCGAATCAATCGATTATTGAACTATCAGAATCAGCCGTGCCAGGATTCACACTCGACGCCACTACCGCACAGGCCATTGAATCGGCCATCGTGCAAGCGTCTGATTCGATTTTACAGGGATCTTTCGACCTGCTAAACGAGCGCCGTTTTATCGTACCATCATCCACGCCACTAATAACATTACTTTGGAAGTTCTACGGAGATGTGACAGACCAACTTATTGACGATTTCATAGATCAAAACCATCTTATAGGCGATGAAATTTTAATGGTACCTACCGACCGCGAGGTGGTATACTATGCCTGATGTCGTAAAATTGACCATCGGTGGCACCACGTATTCAGGATGGGAATCCGTATCAATCGAGAGCGCACTTGATACCATGGCCGATGCATTTAGCATGTCGGGGCCATTTGATCCAAGCCGCGCCGAAATGGTGAGCGCTTTTAAGCCATTTGGATATCAAAATGTGAAGCTTGAAATAGATGATCAATTGCTATTAACTGGCCGTATCGAGTCCGTTAGTCCATCGACATCCGAAAGTGACCGCGCCATTAACGTCCAGGGGCGCAGTTTAACCGGTAGTTTGATTGACTGCCAGATCGACGGCCAGGGCTATAGCTTCGCTGGCATGAGCCTTAAGTCAATTGCCACAAAGTTAGCTAAGCCATTTGGCATAAACGTATCAAGCACCGCCGGTATTGGCCCAGTTAAGGCCAAGGCATCAGCTCCGACAACCACCGCCGACGCCGCGAAACCGCTTGACGAATCACGAGCCGACCCTGGACAAGCAGTCGGAGATTATTTACAAAGCATAGCCAAGCCATCCGGGTTACTTTTAACCGCGACAGAAACCGGCGATCTGCTCATTATGCGACCGTCCGCAAGTGGCGCACCAGTGGCCGCACTTATTGAGGGCATCGGCCATGTTAAGTCTGTAAGCGCAAGCTACAACGGCACTGGTCGGTGGTCAAATTATCGAGTTTTACAACAGCAGGACGGGAAAACAAATATTACCGGCAAGGCCACAGACCAAGCCATAAAAATTTATCGGCCAAAGGTCGTAACTGGCAGCGACGGAGACGCCAAAAGCGCCACCAAAAGCGCCGAGATGCAACGGGCCTTATCATTTGCCGAATCTATTCAAGTTAGCGTGCAGGTGACAGGCTGGAGACCTGGAAACGGCAAACCAGTATGGACACCAGGGCAGGTGGTAACACTAAAAGCACCGGGGGCCTTTATTATGCGCGAGACTGTTTTTATAATTAGGCGCCGCACATTGACACTCGACGCCAGTGAAGGACGGACATCTACGCTTGACCTTGTGTTGCCATCTACTTACAGCGGAACGATGCCAGGGAGTTACCCATGGGAATAATGGCCACGCTTTTAAGCCTAACCGACGCCAAACTTGACACCAAAGGCAACGCGCCAGGGAAGTCAGCAATTGCCACCGCCGAGGGCTTTGAAGGCCAGACAATGGAAACAGAAGTCTACCAGGCCCCTGGTGTATTTGGATTACCACCCGACGGTGTACGCGCCGTATGGGTGCCAATAGGCGGGTCCAATCGATATGGGCTTGTGTTAGCCGTGAATAACTATCAAATTGAAATTGACGTAAGTGGCAAGGGTGGCATGGCCATTTATAGCACCACCAGCGATGGTAAAACCGTTAAGGCGTCGATAATTTGTCAGCCAGACGGCAAGATAATTGCCACAGGCGATACCATAGAACTAAATGGAGATGATAAACAGCTTGTTACATGGAGCGAATTAAACACCGCGCTATCAACATTTTTAACAAGTTTAACCACAGCATTAACCACCACGCCAATAGTCGGTAACGGATCACCACAACCATCATGGGTAGGACTACCTACTTCAATCGATATATCCAGCGCAAAAACAACGACTATAAAGACAGGCGGATAAAAGTGTGTTATAATCGGGGGCGTAATGGCAGTAGTTTATGATGGTGACCCAAGAATAATATACTCATCTGGAAACGTTGACTTGTCAATCATCGGCGGACAGCCCGAAATGGATGAAGGCCTTGAAAACTCTGTGACAAGCTCCCTGTTTTTTGATAGTGACTGGTGGGGTAATGCGCCGTCTATAGTTGACGAATCAGGCCCAGTAGGGTCAAAATTTATCGAGTTAACAACTAAAAACTTAACCAATAAAACACGCCAAGACGCCGAGGCTATTGGTAATAACGCACTTGCGTGGATGGTTGCCAATGGAATAGCCGAATCAGCTACCGTCGAGGCCAGTATACCGGCTATCGGCATGCTTGGCATTACTGTAACCATCGTGCAGCCATCAAGGACAATAACAATCCGCTACCAGCTTAATTGGTCAACCATGGAGGCCAGAGTCTTATGATAACGATCCCAACGATTAACCAAATACGCGACCAAATTATAGCCGACATTGAATCAAAGATAGGCCAAACTATCCCGGAGTTGCCAAAGGCTTTTTTTAGGGTAATGGCTACCGCTTTGGCTGGTGTACTGTCACTGCTTTACCGATTCGGCGCATGGGCATACGACCAAATTTTTCCACAGACCGCAGACGATGAGGCCTTAAATCGCATTGGAGAGCAATATGGTATACCACGTTCTCCATCTACCGCATGGGATGGAACCGCGACAGCAACAGGCGCAAGCGATACGATTATACCAGCTGGCACGCTTTGGCAATTTGACGGCATTGTATACCAGCAAACCGCAAGCGTCGCAATAGTGGCGGGCGTGGCGATAATTGAAATCGAATCATTGACAACCGGGGAAGATACCAACCGCACAAATGGCGACGTTATAAGCCTTGTAACACCACAGTCTGGCGTAATCGATGAGGCCACAATAGCCAGCACCGTAACCAGTGGAGCAGACGCTGAAACTACCGACGAATACCGCGATCAAATTATGCAACGCCAGCGCCAGAAGCCGCAGGGCGGGGCAGTTCCAGACTATATAGCATGGTGCCTTGAGGTGCCTGGTATTGTCAGGTCATCGGTATATCGTACTAATACCGGAGAAGTTACAGTATGGCCATTATTAGACACTACCGGGCCTAATCGCGTGCCAGACGCTGGTAAATTAGCAGAAGTAGACGCGTATATCGAGGATGAAGTTAGAAAACCGATGTGCGTAAATGTAGTTGCAAATCCAGCAAACGAGCGAATTTTTGACGTAGTTGTAACAGGGATTACACCAGATACCGCAGATATACGAACGGCCGTAGAATCGGCATGGAACGCTTATTTGTATTCAAGGTATCCTAAGCAATATGCCGACGATAACGCGCCGGTAAACGTCATCAGCTTGGCAGGTCTATACGCCGAGGCGATCGGTGCCGGGGCACTTGGGATTGTGGCGACTATGGAAATCGACATAGTCGGGCCATTGACGCAACATACTTTAGAAATTAACGAAATAGCTGCACTTGGGAGCATCACATGGCCGGTATGAGCTTGAGCATGTTGTCAAAACTTTTGCCGATACGCGACGTTGGCCAGCTTACGCAAGTACTGGACGGCGTAGGTATATCGCTGGACTCGGCCAAGCAGTTTCTAAAAGAAATTTATTTCGAGGCCATGCCAGCTACAGCTACGGCTAAAACTATAGACCTGTGGTTGCAAGCACTTGGAATATACCTACCATCGTCGGCTTCATTGGCAGAAAAGCGCGACGCCGCACAATCGGCTTATACGTCAATCGGCGGACAGTCAATCGGATATATTCGTGGCATTATAAATCAGCGCTTCCCCGATGTAATTTTAACTGAAACTAACGGCGCACAGTACACACTTAGCGGATTCTATCCGTATTCAGTAGATTTTTTATACTTATTAGCTATAACACAACGCATCGCACCGGCGCATTTACAGGCAATTTTTAATGTCCGCGTGGTATACGATGCCGACGTGGCACGATGTGGAATAGGGTCAGTTGGTCGGGCAATTTGCGGGCGTGGTAAGACTGCCTATACGAAAACAGAGGGAACTATAGCACAATGTGGCATTGGCCGCGTTGGCATGATGATAACAGGCCGAACGGCCATAGTAGCATAGGAGGCTATCATGAATAAAACCACGGCACCAGGCAGTAGCGCCGGCCAATTCGTAGACGACAATCCAGGTGGCGGAATTGTCGGTACGCTGATTGTAGCCGCCGACCAGAACGCGCACCAGGACGAAGTATATAACGCTATAACCGGGTCAGGGTTGACACCAAGCGCAGCAGATAATGGCCAGCTGTGGGACGCGATACGCAAGGCAATTAAAGAGCGATCCCGTGAGTTAGGCGAGATTTTCGATCTGCCAGCCAAAAAAGCGCCGGTAGCATTTGGCCCAGGCACAGAAGATACGTACTTTCCAGCGTACTGCCTAAGCGACTTTGACAGCTATAAAGACGTGAGCGTCGCTAATTATCCTAACTTAATCGACTATTTGCGTGCTATAAAGCTTGTTTTTAAGGATGGGTTAGCTGGTGAGATCTCAGCGTTTGGCGTTACAAACTGGGCAATTGCGGCGAACGTCGCGACGTTGACTTTTACAAACGACGCCGACCATATTGCATTTTTGACGGCACTAAACGAAGACCAGAACTTGCACGGAGGATTTAGCAACTGGAAAACATTTACATTACCAAACTCAATCGGTATAATCAACGCAGGTACTTATGCTATTAGCGCTATAAATGCAGGAGCTAGAACAATAAGCTTTCCTTATGTTGCATCTAACGGGTCAGGTATAGTAACATCGACCGCCGAATTTTACCCGCATCGAATTGCTGGTAGCACAACTACAGCCCGCGAATGGAGCCTAAAAGGCCTTAGCTTAATCGGTGCTAACGACGCGAACGGCTATTTTGTATCTGGTGGATTGCGCCGGCGTGGATTTTTACAAGGACATACACATTCGTACGCAGTTTCAAGTGGTGGGTCAGCTCCGTGCTTCGCTGCGTCAAGCAGCGCAGCTACCGATACCACTGGTGTAATAAAAACAGTATCTACAGACGGCACAAACGGAACCCCACGGACAGGAAAAGAAACGCACAGTCCGTCTGCGGTAGTCCATTGGCATCGACATGCTGGAATTTACTTGCCATAATTTGACATCGCGTGATTTATGATATACTATTATATGCAGAGGTGAGCAAATGAAAAAGATTTTTAGTATTTTAGCAGTAATCGCGATGATTTTAGGATGTACTGAAATCATTGTGATTAGTCCAGAGCCAACGCCATCATTTACCGGAGCGCCAACCGCAACACCTGATTATTCTGGTGACGCACGACTATCAATGGTAAGCGCAGAATCTACAGAGTGGATAGCATATCCAGGTGGCCAAATAGCAGGGGGAGCCGTGAGCCGAAAAATTAACGAAAAAGCCGACGTAATTGCAAAGTGCAATAAGTCAAAATGGAGCTACATTTTTTTTGATGATGAAGCTGTGATTGGCTATGAGCCACCAGCCGATGATTTAGACGGTAGCATTATGAAGGCCGCTATTGATGGATACATCGAAACGCATAACCGCGATAATCCCGATGCTCAATGGGCATCTATCAGCGTGCCACCACCACCACAGCCTACGCCAAATGTTAGCAATGATCCTATTTTAGGTTATCATCAAGTAGCATTTTGCACCGATGACGGCAATATAGTTTGGGGGCCTTTAACCGCAGAAGAGGATTTTAATTGGGTTATATGGCGCACTGGTGGTCTGGCTAACGATTTTGAAATCTACAACCGTGATAACGATCCTGACGCTCATATCGTATGGGGTACTGAATAATGGCCGTTGCCATTGTGATAATCGTCTTAGTTTTTATCTGTGCTGTGGCGTTATTATACGCACGGCACTTGTATAAAAAACAGGCCGAAACCGCGCAGAAATTGAAAGACGAATTTATTAGGTCAAAAGCGATCGCCGACGAACTTATCAGGAAACTCGAATTTGACAAGAAAGTGGAGGCCATAACCAGTGAAAAAATTGACCGTATTGATAACGCTGGCACTTTTGCTGGTAGCCTTGACGTCTTGTCAGACATTAGCGCCAGAGGTAAAAGTCGTATACGAAAAGACGCCTCTACCAGCGATTGAATGGCCGGTAGTACCTGACCATACAGGATTAGTGACCGAGTCAAATGGCGTGGTATCAATGCCACTTATCTACTGGTTGGCACTGGTAAGATATATTATCGACATTGAGGCTGGTAAAGACACCATAGAGGCATTTAGGACCGCTCAAGATGCCAAGCGCTGATCGATTCGAGACTAAAGATTTTAAGCTATACAAAAAAAAACTTGAAGCATTAGGGGCTGAAATATTGCCCCGCGTTATTGCTGAAACTATTAATATCGTGGCTGGCTTTGCGCATGTCCAGAGCCAGAGAAATATACGGTCAAGGTTCGTAAATCGTAACCGCTATACAGAAAATAGCGTGCGTTATTATAAGGCTAATCCTAAGGCTAAAATCCAGAAAATAAACGCTATTAGTGGGTCAATATCTGATTACATGGATGAGCAAGACCAAGGTGGGTACAGAATGCCAAAGTCAGGGAGCAAAGCACCAGAATCGGCGCTGGCGGCACGTGGCGGTAATCCTAATCGCGTGGTACGTAAGGTTAATAGAGCTGGACAGCTTGGGCCTAACCAGTTTATCGGCAAGCCTAAAGGCAGTTTAGCGCGTCCAAATGGCGTATATGCCAGGACAAAGCGTAATAAATACCTTGTCATGATCCGCAATATCACGCGGTCTAAAATATTAATTGAAGGTAAGCACTGGCACGCCGATGCCGTATCGTTCAAATACCGCCGCGAAATCGTGACAAATGAATTTATTCGGCAAGCAAAAATGGAACTTGCAAAAATCCAGCAAAAATAATTAAAATATAGTATTGACATAATACTATTGTGGTATTACATTACAGGCAGGAGGGCAACCAAATGCCTAAAACTGTAATTTTTAACTTGCGTATACCGCCAAACATTGACCGCGCTATCCGTATCATGGCCGATGCCAATGACCGGAGCGTCCACGCACAGATTATCAACATGCTCAAAAGCCAAGTACCAGCCGACTTGCTTGACCATGCCACCGTAGACATAGCTAAAATCCAGGCGGCCGCCGAATGAAAACTATACTCGAAGACCTGCAAGACCGCATTGAAAACTTGCGACGCGCTGAAAATAGCTGCATTGAGCGCGGGAAACTTAGCGCCGCGTTTGTCTGGAAACGCCACCGCATGGCTATCGAAAAAATACGCGATGCCATGGATGTGAGCGACGCTGGAAAGCCTGTTGACGTGAGTGAACGTATTAGTGGCGTAATGGTGCGCGATGGGGTTATGGTGGCGGTATGAAAAATTTAGAATTATTTGATAAAAAAATTGAATTTAAGTACGTAACAAGCGTTATAGGGTCAGGCTATGAAGTGCAAGTAGCAGACCTGGCTTTACGTGATAAAGTTGCATATCGGGCAGCACGAAAAAACATGCAGATTCATTCAGCAATTATTCTTTTAATTAATGATGAATTTTCTGGTTTTTTTACATTCCAAATTAACCATGAAGTAGGTGAATTTTGCTTGTTACAGTCAGCCATGGAACTTGACCGCAAAGACAAGGAAATTTATAAGAATATGCTTAGGGAAATTATTAAGCAAAATACTTTTGGTTATCCAATGCTTATGACGGTTTCAACAAAGCATGATCTTGAATGTCCTAAAGTACTTGAAGCAGTTGGATTCTGGACTTACTTAAACTTAAGCGGTTATGAATACATGGTTTATGGTAAACCTGAGCAAATTAGAATTAAGCGCCTTGCCCATGCTACCATGACAAATACATGGAATTCGGTCAAAGGCGATTGGCTTGCAATGAAGCATGAATGGAATGATAAAATTGAGGCATCAGGTGAGGCTGAAAACATTACAGACCCAAAAGCAGCCACAAGAAGCGGTTGCTGGCAAGGTACTATTGGAATGGCTAATATTGTTCTTGGCCACCAGACAGTAGAAAATGGTGAAATAATAAAC